AAGTAGTCAGCCAATTCAGCAGCGCTTAGGGCTGCGGCTGTGGTTCCTAGTTGACCAACAGCCTGTTGCATCTGTAGGCGGCCTTGCCCTGCAATCTCTGCCCCTTTTCCTGCAAGCGCACCCTGCGCTTTTGCGGCAGCCAATTCTTGCTTCCGCCTTGCGGCCTCTGGGGCCATCACTCTCTTTACGATACCCTGAGCGATAGGGGCTGACACAGCAGAAACCACAGGGTCTAGGCCCTTTCCGCTTCTAAGGGCTCTTTGAAACACACCATACTCGGTGCTTGGATCAATTGCCTGATAAGCCATGGTTTCCCCCTACGCGGTTTGTGAAGCCGGTAGCTTAAAGGTACCAGCACGAGCGCCTATCTGAAAAGCTATACCCTTAAGAATTAGCCCTTCTCCGCTCGAAGTTACGATAATTTCTGCCTGAATTGCTTTGCATTTCTGATTCGCTAGGTGTGCTCGAATTTGCTCAATGCCAGTCACAGCGCCTACCGATATTGTGTGAGTCTCTACACTGGACAAATAGTCACGAGCAAACTTCATGTTTAAAGTGCTGTCAGTGACATAGTCGTACAAAAGCATGGCCCGGTAAACGCGCTGAGCTTGCTGAAGACCTGCAGCCTGAATGGGGCGAAGCTTAACGCTCAAGTCATAATCTCCGCCAGCATCAGTATAGGCAGTGTCTGATTGCCGAAGAATGGTGCCGCTTCTCTCTAGGATAATATGCGCTTCCTCGGGGTCACCATCAGGGGGAAGATAAAAGCACTGATTAGCAAGAGCCTTAAACGTGCCAGTGAGGTTCACGCCCCACTGACTCCATTGCTGATACAGAGTGTTGTAAACAATCACTGTGCCGATTGTTCCATCGGTTGCATAAATCAGCATCCTGACTTCGTTTACGTGATCGAACAAATCCATGCTCTGGATTAAGTTTTCGCCAACAGAATCCTGAACGTTAGCCCCAATGTAATTTATTTGGCCATTAGGAGCGATCAAGTAAATGCCTCGGTGAGACTGATAAAAGGTGCCGATAGCATGGGCTAAATGAGCGCTATACTTAACAGCACCCTGACCTTTGCCAATCAACTGAGGCTTACTAAATGAACCGACACCAAAGTTATCTGGGCCATCTCCTTGAATAGCATAAACATCTGACTCGGTGAAAAGAACCAAGAAGTTAGGATTGCTCTCAACGCCAGAAACAAGACGAGAGTCTGCAGGTAAATCAATTACAAAGTTAGGCGCTGGGAACGAGTAACAAAATCCCTGCTGCTCTACTTTTGAGAAACGAACAAACTCGCTGGGTGTTGCAACCACGGCCCTGCCACGATGGGTGCAAATGTCAGTAACACTGCCAGGCTGAAAATTAGGAAGAACGCCGCCTGCAGTGTAGATAGCAGGAGCATTGGTGAAAACATTGTCATCTTCACCAAGGTCCATAAAATCCACAAACCTATCACCGTTATTAAACGGTATGACTGCAATCTTTTTAAGAAGAGCGCCGTCTGGGGCTGTTCTGTAGACAGCTACTCGAGTGTAATTTCTTTTTCTGTTTGCATCGCAGACGTTGATACGAACATGGATAGCCGCCAACTCAGGGTCAGAGCCATCAACAGTAGTTGCGACTTCCACCACCTCAGAAGGAACCGACTCATGAAGGTTGCCTTTGGCGTCAGTGTACTCAAACACCGCAGCGTAAAAATAAGTTTTAGGAGATTCGAGTTTAGATGTAACCGCATCCACTCTTGCCGCTTGAACAGATCTAAAAGACGGTGCTTCGTAGAATCCGTTTTCAACTAGTTTTTGGCCATCATAAGAGAAAAGAGTTCCGCCACCAATTAAAAGAGTAGAGCCAGCATTAACACCTGGCAAAGATCTTTCGTACGGCTGAGTTTTCCTCATTGTGCATATGACAGGACAAAATGTCTGCTCTATGTATTTTTGAGACGGAGAATTATCGTCTGCTACTTTAGAGCCTATGAACTCGTTAACCAATCCATTGCTTCCATAAACTATTGATTGCTCTGTCGCCACGTTGAAGTAGGTAGCGTTAGAGACTCCAGAAAAAAGTTTTAACTGTTGGTTAACAATACTTTTGTGCTCACTAATTGTCGTTGATGAACAATCTGAGGTAGGGGCATTTGCATAGGTGACGCCGTACTCATCAGATATAAATTCAAATGTATTAAATGATCCGTAATTGTAGTTTGTCTTTGCCACCGCAAAATAGTTATTTGCAATATCAGATACAATAGATGCGTTTTGATAAAGATCTTGAACAAAACTAACGTAGGGGCCAGAGGTCTTAGTGCTAACGCTCACTTTAGTGACTGATGTTAAAAGCCCTCGATCGTCCTCCTGTGGGTTTAGCCCGTAAACAGGAGCAGGGCTCGAAAGCCATGCAAAGCTAATTGCTGGCACCTGATTATTTATCCAATCTCTTATATCGTTAATATCTGCACTAGATAGCTCATAGTCGCCATTAGCGTTAAGCTGAGCAGCAAATCCTGACCCTGGCTCTATAACAGTTAGATGCAGGTGGCTTGTGTGCCCTCCACCAGATTTTACATTGGCCCAAACATATGCAGGTGTAGTGCCTGCACTGAGTTGCGGATATATATATGCGTAACCCTCTCCATCGACAGCACCGGAAGCAACCTCTATTATTTGACTTTTAAGACCGGTCCTAAGTCCGTAAAGAGCAGCGCCTGTATCATAGAACCCTGATGGGAACGAAGATTGCTGAGGAGAGAATGTTGTCCCCCCAAGGTCTTTAGAGCCTGCATAGGCCAAAGTTACCATATGCTGGTAATCAGTTCCTGACCCATAAGCAAACCCATTCATTAGGATTCTGTTGTATAACTTTGCGTGAGTCACAGCGGGATCTGACTGAATCAAAGTAGACGGGTTGAATGCCTGAATATACGGAGTTGCTTGTAAGTTGGCATCAATAGAACTTCCGCTGGCGTTAAGCATAACAGAATAATCGCCTGAACTATTAGTGTGCAGATGGATTCCTGGGAGATATGAATTGCCTGTGCGAAAATAAGATTCGCTAATTAAAGGTATACTGGATGTTACAGATGGATCTAAGTAAACCTCAGACTCGACACTGTGATTTAGAAAACCGCCAGATACTTCGTATTTTATGAGGTTATGATAAGGAGATGCTCCTGCAGTGGTGTAGGCAAGTATAATGTAATCAGTTGATGATTCTTCATAATGAGCTATAGCAAAATCAGTAAAAACAGAATGACGCAAAATAGGAGAAGCCGGTGAGCCACCATCATAAAGAGTGTCTATAGCTCCAGGTATAACAGACGAAGAGCTGTTGTTTATGAAGTCTGGTACTTTGAAATATTTTATATTGTTCGCATAATTAAACACCACGAATAATATAGAGTCAGAAATTTTCAAAAGACGAATACATGGAGCTTTGGCTAAATTGTCCACAAAGGGGTCTGTGGCGTCTGTTGCTATAGATGAAAATCTATATGGTCTTCGTATAAAGGATCCTGTATCTACATCTCTTACAGCAAACATAAGCTCGTAGGTAGGGAACTTAACAGGCTCAGCCTGAGCCCAAACCATGACGTCATAGTATCTCCCAGAAGATTGAACGCGCTCCATTTTGACACATCCAACTTTTCTGTCTTCGCTTACGGCAACTTTTTCTCGAGAGTAAGTGTATGGACTTACCCTGCCGACGTCTTGAAATTTACCATCGGCAGTTCTTCGATAGAGAAAGTTTTCATCTGCTATAAGTAAGTCTTCATTGTAGGCATAAGAATTCATGCCAGAACTAATATTTCCAGTCGTTGGCCCGTTAATCGACGCTGGGTCATATCCTTTGGCATTGCTTATTTCAGAGAAACCCTTACGCTTGTTGATGTTCCCTGATTTATCGAACCACGAGTTAGAGGTAGACTCGAGAGCCCCAGGCTTAGCAGTGCCATCAGAGGTTTTCTGGTCTATGCCAAGAGAGAACGGAAGCGATATGGTTTTCTTGTCCAGCATCAAAACACCCAGAAAGTTACCGTAACATCTACTGTGCAGCTAACGATAAACTGCTTCGATGGACGAGGATTAGCGCCTGGAGAATCATATACCACAGTGGTGTTACTTAGCCTAACAGGTATATAGCCCTTGATTGGACGGCCAAGAGGATGACCCACCGTATTCTTCTGACCAGTGGTTAGCTTAACGTCTTTAACTAAAACGCCATCAAGGATTGCCGAGGAAGAGACACCGTCTGCAAACTTCTTGATTAACTGCTGAACATTGGTGGTCTGAGTGTCCGTCTGTAGCTCAGGAGAAAACCCCTTCATGACTCACCTCAGTACCAAACGGTTAGGTTATTCCTAAACCTGCCTTTACGAACATCGCGAATAGAGAAAGAACCACTGGTATCGCGAGGAGTAATCGCCCTAATGATACGACTGGAAAGCTGCTGGCGCTCATTCTCCAATGCCCTAAAGTCAGATTCTTCCTTCATGAGCATACGAATCGCTGCAGCAACGACCAGGTATTCTTCATAGCCAGGGATTACGTTGGTAATCTCCGTGACTGTAGCGGAAAACTGAGTCGCAACAGGAACATAGTACAGAACCAAGGTTCCTGACTGCGAGTTCTCAGGAATGAATTTAATCTTGTTGCCTTCAATCCGATACATCGGGAAAGCAAGCTCGTTGATGTTAGCGTAAGGGGAGTTGTAGAGGTTTCTCTCTGTAAAGGAGTAAGCTCTGAGTGAGGACGTAGTCCCTCCAGAGGTGTAATCCACACCCAGAGCCTTGTAAAAGTCGTCAGGTAGGTTGGCTCCGGCAGAACCTAAAGGAGCACTATAGGTCTGCTCAGAGACAAAGTAATCTTCGTAGCTTTTGACCATAAAGTCATGAAGCTCAGAGATGCTAGAGTTTAGGTAATCCCTAATCTCTGGATCTGTTACGAAGTCACTTCCCACCATGTCGGCGCGGCGACGCGCACGCTCGATTAAAGTACTCTCACTGAACGTCGCCATTGCCCCACTCCTTACTCAGCGTCGATAGCGGCCATATCTTTAATAACCGCTATCAGCTCGGCACCATCGCTATTTTTCATAGCGTTAGTTGCTCTGCTTGCTAAGTCTTCCCTAGCCTTTGCGTAATCATCTTCCTTAGAAGGCCCGGACTTCTCCTTAGCCTTCAGGAGAATCATAGCAAGACTATCGCCTTTGCCCTTCATGATTATCGGTCCACGCTAGTGTTCTTGAGGAACAACGTCACGTAGAACTCATCAGCGGCATTAAGGTTGTTAACAGTGAACACAACGGTGTTGCTGGTGTTAAAAGCTACAGCATCTACATGAGTAAAACTTCCCGTGAGAGACTTTGCTGTTAGATGCGCACCAACTAAATCATTGTATTTGTCATCAAGCACAATTGTTAAATCTGAGCCTGAGGCTCCTGCTGTTTTAATGCCTGTAGGGAGGCTAGCGACACCGTCACCAACCACACCTGTAATGATCTTAGTCTCTCGCTGGAGAGACTGAACATCTTGAAACCTACGGTTAGCCATCTTTCACTCTCCTTATGCTAGAGCGATTCGGCAGTTGTATCCTGGTGCGTTGCAAGCAACGTTACCGTAGAAACCGATTCGCACTTCATAAGCATCTGCGCCAGCTTCGCGGAGCATACGATTACCATCCATGTCCAAGAAGTGTGGAGCAGCCTTAATGCTGTTAAGTGTCCAGGTGTTAATCTGAAGCAAGTAAGCAATGTCAGGCGGGCAGTTTTGGTCGGCAATTACCTTGATTGGACCCTTAGGACCAACAATGCTTAGAGCCTGGAAACCAATATCCGCGTTGTTGCTGCTTACTTTATCGTAAACAACCTTAGAACCAAGAGCTTTCTCGAGGTCAGCGTAGTTCTTGTAGTTCATGAAGCAGTGCCCTGGTGAGCCACCTTCACGAGCAGTGCGAACCGCTGCAGAGATAAGAGCTTCTTCGATAGGCATTGTTGCGCCATCGGTGAAGTCTACGCCTGCAAGACGAGTACGATCCTTAGTTCGGTTAACGCCGAAAAGGTTTACTGGA